AAAGTTTGTTAAGGAACAGCTTTTGCTGAATATGCAATCTGATACATATCTCAATTTGCTGAGTTCGTATCTACTGTATAATCGTGTGGTGGCAAAATCGGAATTTGAGTTCAAATCAAAGAAAGAATATGATGAATATCTGAAATTGAATCCGCCGACCACCGTTAATAATGAAACGGTGAAAAGCTACGGCGAAATGGATATTGCCAACTTCTTAATGCAAAACGGCATACGGTACATATATGAGCATCCGTATGAAATTGACACACGTACCAGCAAATACGGTCAATATCATCCCGATTTTTATCTTCCCGATTACAAAATTTATATTGAGTATTTTGGAATCAACCGAAAAGGCGAAGTCCCGTCTTATTTCAAAACTGCAAACGGAATGAGTGCAACAGAAGCTTACCGTGCCTCTATGGAATGGAAACGCACTGCTCATCGTGAACATCAGACAACAATGATTGAGTGCTATGCCTATGAAAAACTGGAGGGTAATTTACTTGATTCCTTGAAAGAAAAACTGAAAGTCGCCTCCGTTCCGTTAGCCCCGAAATCCTCCAAAGAACTGTGGACACAAGTTGCCGCCGAGGGCGATTCCTTGCTTGATGGCATCATTGAATTGTTTGAAACATTGGTCAATCTGATTAAGAGCAACGGGTACGACATAGCAACTGTCCGCAAATTGAATCACGCAGGAAGCAATACACAGACAAACAATATCTTGCTTTCGTTGCTTGAGCCGATCTTCAATGCGTACTGCAAATATCTTGCAGATCACAAAGAAATTGATTTTAACGATATGATTAACCTTGCTTCCGAATATGTTCGGCAGGGGAAATATATCAACCCGTACAAGTATGTGATTGTCGATGAATATCAAGATATATCTAAGGCTCGCTTTACGCTCTTAGACTGTCTGCGAAAATCCAGAGATTATGAGCTTTTTTGTGTCGGTGATGATTGGCAAAGCATTTATCGCTTTGCAGGAAGCGACATTGGCTTCATCCTCAATTTTTCAAAATATTGGGGCGCAACAGAAGTCAGCAAGATCGAAACTACATACCGTTTCTCTCAGAAGTTGATTGAAATAAGCGGCGGATTCATTATGCAAAACCCCGTCCAAATCAAAAAATCCATTAGAGGAAAATCCGAAGATTTTGGTTTTCCGCTTGGTGAAATCTCCGGTTATACCGACAAATTTGCGATTGAGTTCATGTCAAAGAAACTGAATGATATTCCAAAAGGCAGCAGCGTATTCTTTATCGGCAGATATTCATTTGATGCAAAATTATTGAATGACAGCGGACTCTTTTCTTGTCAGTATAACAACACAAGCGGGTTTGTCGATGTTAAGGCTAAATCCCGTCCCGACTTGAACATGGCGTTCTTGACGGCGCATAAGTCAAAAGGTTTGCAAGCAGACTATGTGTTTATCATAAACAACAAAAAGTCAAGAATGGGTTTTCCAAGCAAGATTCAAGATGCTCCGATTTTGGATTTGTTGCTTGATAATTGCGACCAGTACCCTCATGCAGAGGAACGCCGCCTATTCTATGTAGCCTTAACCAGAGCAAAGAAAAAAGCTTTTATCGTTACTGTTAATGGACAAGAATCTGAATTTGCAATGGAACTAAAAGCGCGATATGGAGAAGATTTGAAAAAAGAACAATTTGAATGTCCTCTTTGTGGTGGGCGCTTGGTAAAGCGCTCCGGTCCATATGGTGAGTTTTTCGGATGTTCCAATTATCGCACAGCTGGGTGTACTTATAAGCGAAAAATACGCTAATATTTGATGACATAGCAAACAAAAGAATTCCCCACCCATTTTTGAAACGGGTGGGGAATTTTCTTCTTTCTGACTAACCGAACAAATTGAGTTCTCTCCCGAACAGCATTGACCGCGGCGCGGTTCCTCTTCTTCTTAGAGCATTTGTCTGTTGCGAGAAATGTTCATGGTGCCGTCCTGCATCTCGCTGACCCACTCCAGGCTCTTGCCGGTGCCGTGGGCCACACAGGAGATGGCGTCGTCGGCCACATAGGTCTCGATGCCGGTGTGGGACTCGATGAGCTTGTCGAAGCCCCAGACCAGAGAGCCGCCGCCGGTCATGATGATGCCGTTGGTGGAAATGTCAGCCACCAGCTCGGGGGGCGTACGCTCCAGCACGGAGTGGATGGCCTCCAGAATGCGGGCGCAGGGCTCCTCGAAGGCCTCGATCATCTCGCTGGAGGTGACGGTGAAGGTGCGGGGCAGACCGGTCATCAGACAGCGGCCCTTGATCTCCATGCTGATCTCCTCGGGACGGGGGAACACACAGCCGATGGTCATCTTCAGCTCTTCCGCGGTGCGGTCACCGATGAGGACGTTGTGGCGCTTGCGGATGTACTTCACCACCGCCTCGGAGAAGGCGTCGCCGGCCACCTTGATGGAGGCGGACACCACGATGCCGGACAGGGAGATCACCGCGATATCTGCCGTGCCGCCGCCGATGTCCACCACCAGATGACCGTCGGGCTGGGTGATGTCCACACCGGCGCCGATGGCGGCAGCCAGAGGCTCCTCGATCAGGTACACCCGGCGGGCGCCGGCCTGGATACCGGCGTCAATGACGGCACGCTCTTCCACCTCGGTGATGCCGGAGGGCACGCAGACCACCAGACGGGGCTTGAACAGGCGGACAGGAGCCACCTTGCGAATGAACTCACGGAGCATCCGCTCGGTCATATCGTAGTCGGAGATCACGCCTTCACGGAGAGGGCGGATGGCCACGATGTTGCCGGGGGTACGACCCAGCATCTGCTGCGCCTCGGTACCCACCTTCAGCAGCTTGCCGGTGTTCTTGTCCAGCGCCACCACGGAGGGCTCACGCAGAACGATTCCCTTATCCTTCACATAAACCAGTACGCTGGCGGTACCCAGGTCGATTCCGATATCTCTTGCAAACATATGATTCACCTCAACATGTATTTCCGGCCGCCGTTCCATTGTATCCGAAACCGGCGGCAAATAGTCCAAAGCAAGGGCGGACCTCTGTCGAAGGCCGCTATACTGCCATTTTGCAGTCTGGGTTATTATTATACTTGACAAAATTTCTTTTTGCAATGGGGAAAGATTAAATTTGTATGAACTCCGCCTCGCAGAGTTTTGCCGCTCAGCGGCAAAATAAGTTTCAATTGGTTTTCTGCCGCGACATGTGCGTCGGGGAAAATTCTTCTCGGCTTACAAACGTGGGAGTTTTGCTCGCCTTGGGTGCGGCATTGTCATGCTCCGCCTGTTCACGACGCGCGGCTTCCTTCCGCGCTGCTCACGACGGCTCCGCACTTCTCTATAAAAACACCAAGCCCCCAGCCGTCCTGTTGCGCGACTGGGGGCTTACTCCTGATTCGGTTTTTCCAATGGACTGTTACCTACTTTCTTCGTTTTGCTTTGGGTATCCGCCTGAACTGTCTCGCTTCCCGTTTCTTCAAACTCCGGACCTCACTGATCGTTTCCTTCGCAACACATTACTACTATACGATCTTAGGTCCCACGCTTACTCAAGCCTGTTTGGAACGAATCAAGTCTACACTTCACTTTGCGTTTCCCAATAGCGAAAAGTTTGGTTGTCTCTTTGGCCCGTTATTCTTTACGGGTCCGTACCTTCTTAGTACATGGGACTCACCCTTCCTTTCTGATTGCATTTTACTATATTTCTCATTGTCTGTCAATATATTTTTGGCAGTTTTACATAAAAAATTTGCCCACACCTGCGGCGGTATGGGCAAATTTGTCTGTTATTTCCAGGTGGCCAGCTGGTACCAGCTTTTCCCCGTGGCTTCCCCGCCGCCCCAGGTGGACAGCAGTTCACCCAGCTCGCCCCAGGTGCGATACCAGAACACATAGGTGATCTCCAGATGGCAGGGCACGATCTCCTCAATGATGGCGCGCAGACGGTCAAATTCCTCCGGAATGCCCGCCACATCAGGGAAATAGATCTCCACATAACCGTACTGTCCCGTCTCCTCCGCTCTGGCGTTGAGGCCGCAGCCTGCCAGCGTGTCGTTGATGGCCGCCGGGGTGAAGCTGTCGCCGCCGATGCGCAGCAGGGCTGCCAGCGCCTTGCTGCGCAGCTGCGTGGTGGGGCTGATGGGACGGTAGGGCAGCAAGCTCTCCACCTGCTCCAGGCCGAAATCCTCCGCCGTGGCCAGCGCCATCTCCCGGGCGGTGGCATCCAGACCGTCCAGCCCCTCGTCCAGCCCCGCCGAATAGCACTCCAGCTCACCGCGGTTGATCCGACCGTCCCGCAGGTCATAGACGCCCAGCGGCCGCAGCAGCTCCACCAGATATTCCAGATGCTTCACTGCGGTCACCTCAGCCTTCCGTTATGGTCAGCCCGCCCAGCACGGGCAGCGTGGTGTTCTCCCCCGCCATGTCGCTGTCCGGCAGCGTCACGGTGCAGTTGGCCACGCCGTCCACGCCGAAAATCAGGGCGGTCAGCTGGGCCCGCAGCACCGGAGCGCCCAGCCGCTGGCCGGTAAACCAGCCCCTCAGCGCCCGCTCTGCGGCGGCGGAAACTTCGGAAAAGTCCGCCCCTTCCTGCGCCGTCAGCGTCACCGCCACATCCACGCTCAGCGCAGTGGGCGCCATGACCTGCACATCCACGGAGATCTCACGCACCCCGTCAAAATGGGCCTGCAGTTGGGCCAGCAGGCTCTCCTCCGGCATGCCCGTCTGGGACGCCACCACCAGATCCACCGTGCCGATGCCCCGGTTGCGGGGCAGCACAGTCACCGCGCCCACGCCTTCAAAGGCCATGGCGCTCTGATGGTAGAAGGCGCTGTTGGCGCCGTTGGCCAGCCGTCGATAGCTGTCCAGCACACGCTGGCGCAGCGCCTCGTCCCCCTCTCCGTCCTGCCCGCCGGTCAGCGTCTCAGGATTGGTGCAGGCCACAACGCCCACAGGGGGCACCGCCAAAAAGAGAATGGTGTTGGCCGGCACATTGCCGGCGCTGCCGGCCTCCACAGCGCTCACCGCTGCAGTTGCCTCCGTTTCGCCTGCAGGAACGACAGCATCCGCAAGGGTGGCAAAGCGCAGGCCGCCTGCCGTCATGCACACGGTGCCTGCGGGGATCTCGGTGGGCACCTGCCGCTCACCGTCCACGTAGAAGCGGACCATGCCCCCCGCCTTTACCGCCTCCCGGCGGCTCACGCCCCGCAGCCAGGCATGCTTGTCCAGCTCTTCCCCCTCGGCGGTCTGGGGAAAGCACTGCCGGCGGGTCCAGTCCGCCTGCACATACAGTCCGTAGAGCTGGGCAGCCACCGCGTAAAAGCGGGCAGCCAGATCACCGCAGCCGGCAGCGGACAGGCCGGTGCGGGCCTGAAATTCCGCCGCCAGCTCCTGATAAAGTTCCTCTAAAGTCCTCATCGTCATACCTCACATTCCACCCAAAGCAGGTCGCCCTGCCACTCCAGTTCCACCGTCACCAGAAGGCAGTCACCGGACTGGGTCACCTCTGCCTGAATCACATTCAGCCCCTCCAGCTCCGCCAGCGCCTCCGCCGCGTACCGGCAGGCAAGGCTCTGCCGAGCGGAGGGCTTCTCCCGCCGGAGCAGGTGCAGCCGGCTGCCCAGCTCCGGCATCAGGGGATAGCTGCCCCGCTTTGCCGTCAGGCGGAACAGCACCTCGTTGACCAGCCCCTCGCCGCCGGATACGGCGGCTACGCTGTCTCCGGCAGTCACGTAATCACGGTTTTTTATCAGCAGTCCCATGGTCAGCCTCCTGCAATCAGAGCGATATAAACGTCCAGCGGCATGCCGTTGATATACACTTCGCCCTGTAAATCAATTTTCCTTGCCGCCAGCTCCAGCGACTCAAGTTTTTCCTCTGTCAGTTCCGCGCCGACGATACAGGGCGTCTCGTCCTGACATTTGATGACCAGCACCCGCTGGCCCACCCGAGGCGTCCAGCGAAAGCCGGCAGGGGAGAAAATCTCCAGTTCCCGGCGCTCGCTGTCCAGCTGTACCGCCGGCCGCTTACCGCCGATGGTGACCACGCCGGTCTGGCCCTCGCCGTGGTCAGGGGGTCGTTTCTGTTGTCCGCTCAGCCACATGGCTGTCGCCTCCTTCTCAAATCATGCTGTCCGGCGCGCCGAACACCAGAGTGGTGAACAGGCCGTCCTGCCCGCAGGTCACTTCCGCCCGGGCCACCCGATAGCGGCCGTTGGCGCCGCAGCCCCGCAGCTCCACATCCACCAGCTGTCCCGGCCATGCCAGAAAGGCCCCGGCTGCCGTCACCGTCAGCCGCACCCGGTCGCTGCGGGAGGCCTTCAGCTGATAGTCAGCGGAGTAGCGCATGGCTGCCGAGCCGGTGGTATTGGGGACGCTGACCACCCTGCGGGCGCAGCCGCCCTGAGCCAGAAAGTCCCTGTCGGACACCCACTGGACCTGGCCGGAGGTACGGTGGCGCACCGCCACCTGACTGAGCACGCCGTAGCGTTCCTCCCGGTACTCCCATTGGGAGACGGGGACGGTGCCGTCCAGACGAAGCACCTGGCCGTCCTCATGTCCGTCCAGCACCAGGCGGCCCTCCCGGTCAAAATAAGGCACTATGCCGCCGTAGTAGCAGGCAAATTCCTGCACCACGCTCCACTCGCTGACGCCGCTTTCCACCGTAAAACCGCTCACCTTGGGCAGCTTCCGCCCGCCTCTGGTCTCGATGCCGTAGGGGGTCACATGGTCGGATACGATATCGTCCCGGGTGGCCAGCTGATACTGGGCGGGCATGGCCTCATTGTCCAGCAGCAGCGCCGCCATGCCCCGGCCCGACAGCTCCAGATACAGACCGTCGCTGCCGCAGCTGCAGGCAAACTCGTCCACAACGCCGGTGAACACCCGCTGTCCGTCCCACTCCGCCTCAAAGCGATATGCCCCGGACAGCAGCTTCTCCTGTCCGCCCTCCCAGAGGCAGCGCACAAAGTAGCTGTCACAGGGCTGGCCGGTGCCGTAGCAAAATTCCCATCGGAGGGCGTCGGGCAGCTGCAGGCGCTCTCCGCTGCCCAGCACCACGCTGCACTTCATCATCGCACCCTCACCTTCTGTCCGGGGTAGATGAGGTTGGGATTGCGAATGGACGGATTCAGGGCAACCAGTTCATCCACCGTAGTTCCGTAGGTGCGGGCCAGCGCCCACAGGGTGTCACCCGCCACCACCGTATGCCACAGCTCCTCCGCCTTCACCCCGTCTTCCCCACCCTGCAGGGTCAGCTTTACCTCGTCCCGGTCGACGACCTCCCAGAACTCAAAGGAGTAGCGGACATAGTCCGGCCGGGGCTCCTGCTCCAGCTCCAGATTGACAAACCAGGCGGTGGTGGTCATCCACACCGGGTGGATCAGCACCCCCGGCGTCTCCTCGCAGAACACGCTGGCCAGCTGACTGAACAGCTTGTAGGCGTCCGCACCCACAAATTCTCCCTCACCCTTCAGCACACGCCTGGTCTGGCCCAGACTCTGCAGGTGGTGCCGTCCGAAGGGCACATTGTGTACCGCCATGTTTCGTTCAAACGAGATGGAGTACACCTGCGGATTGTGGGGCCAGACAAAATTCTTAAATCGCATGGGGGTCAGAATCATAACCCCATTCCTCCTCAAAAAATGGTCATTCCGCCGTCATAGCGGCGGCTGTCCCGCCGCATGGCGCGGTCCAGCTCGCCTGCCGTGAGTCCGGCTGCGGCAGCAGGTTCTCTCTCCCGCACCACCGCCACCGACCCGCTTTTTCCGCCGTGCTGCTCACTCACCGCCCGGACAAGCTGACGGTACAGGCCGGGAAGGGCCGAGGCGGCCTGCGGGTATGCCAGTCCCCTCATCAGCGCAGGTCGTCTCTGCCCCGCCCACCGACTTGCCCGGAGACTGCCGTCTCCCTCCTGCCCCGGCAGTCCCGGCGATGCCGGCAGTTCCGCCTCGGCGTCCGCCGCAGCGGGAGGGACAGAAGGGACGCCCACCGTTCCCAGCGGACCGGAAAGGGCTGTTTCCTCCTCTTCCCGCTCTTCCACCTGCTCCAGCAGTTCCTCCAATCGATCGATCAAAGGCTGCCGCCTCCTTTCAGCGTTTCAAATCTATCCCGGTCAAAGGTGTCATTGACCCCCCAGCTGCCCTGCTCTGCGCCGCAGACGGGGCAGGCCTCCCGCTCCGCCCTCTCCCGGCAGTCGGGACACAGCCGCTCCAGCTCCTCCTCCCGGTCCAGCGCCAGATTGAGGGCGCACCAGAGGTAGTCCCGGTCGGTCATTTCCTTCGCCCGCGGCTCCGTGGGAAGAGCGCCGAACATACGGAGCACGCGCCACTGAAGGCGCTGGTAAGACGCGTGCTCCAGACTTTTTTTCGCCGTTCGGTCTCCTCCTCGCCGTCGCAGGGGGAGGGGTTCACCTCCCGATTGAAGGCAGCCCAGCGGTCGGACAGGCGGACGATGTCCTCCAAACGCAGGCTGTCCAGCACCTGCTGTCCGTCCTCATAGACCGGCCTGCCCCTCCGCTCCAGCGCCTTTGCGATGAGGCAGGCGTTGGCGCACAGCGCCCGTTCCCGGCCGTCCTTTGCCAGCAGCTCGCCCTCACGGCGGGCCTCCAGCACCTCACGGGCGGAGAGGAGCCGCAGCTCCCCCTCCGCCACGGGGCACCGCTCCGCGCCCAGCCAAAACGCCTCAGACATTGCTTTCCAGTCTGCGGCGGGCCACCAGAGTCAGCTTCTCCACCACCATCTCACGCAGCTTGGCTTCCTCCTCAATGGCGCTCCACTGGCAGCCGGAATAGATGACCTTGCGGTCGGGCTTGCAGATGACCAGAGAGAAGTCCTTCATGGAGTAGAAGTCCAGCCCGTCGGCAATGGCCTCGTCGGTGGCGTACAGGCGTTTCAGCTCCACCACATGGTTCTGGGGGCCCTGGATGGTGGCCACAGGCTCCTCCTCGCCGAAGGCCTCGATGGCCACGGAGTTGCGGGTGGTCTTGCAGCGGTAGCTCTGCACCACCGCCACCTTTTTGCCGTCCAGCTCCAGCCAGATATCGCTGCTGGTGGGAAATCCGTTGATCTGAATACTCATTTCCGTCCCTCCTTACACCGTGATGTGGGCGGACAGCCAGATCTGGTTCAGGCCGTGGGCCACGGTGAAGGCGAACTCCACCAGACAGACGGTGGGGTCGGTGTCCAGAGGCTGGGCCGTCACGTCCTCGTAGCTGTCGATGATCTCGCGGCTGACCCGGTCCTCCAGCTCCATGACCACCTGGCTGCGGATGGCGCCGCGGCTCTGCTCGGTGTTCTTGGCCCGGGCGAATCTGGCCCGCAGGGCGTTTCGGATGCCGGGAATGACCTCGTCCACGATGAGGATGGTGGTCAGCTCACGCCAGGTGGCGTCCGCCACGCCGCCGGTGGTGGTGCGGGTGGTGACGCCGCGCACCACATAGCAGCCGCCGGCCAGCATTTCCAGCGGGGTGACGCCCCCCTGCACCAGCAGGTCGATGTCGCCGTCCTCATAGACGCACTCCAGCCCCTCCAGACCCTGCAGACGCACGCCGCCCAGAGGCAGGGCGGGGTCGGTGTTGCCCGCAATGGCGCCGGCCACGGCGGCGGCGCAATGGGTGCCGTCACCCTCTGCTTCCGCAGGACCTACCAACACCACGCGCTCGTGGTTCAGACCGGCAGCGCGGGCCACCAGAGCGGAGGCGCTCTCACCGGCTCCGCCGCCCACCACGGCGATGCGTTCGCGGCGGGCGGCGGAGCAGTTCTCCACCATGTCCCGCAGCTTCTGCTGAACAGTCAGCTCTGTGCTGTCACACACCACCACAGCCGCGTCCTCGATGGTCTCTGCCAGCGCAAAGGCGGCCTCGTAATCGCCAGCCGCCACCACGCCATAGACCAGACCGGCGCCGTTTTTCAGCGCCAGTCGGGCCAGCTCACTGAGGGCGCACTGGCCCACATCGTTGACAGCGCGGCTGTAACTGGTCCAGTTATAGATGGTGCCTTCGCCCGCCTCGGGGCCGTCAGCCACCACCGCCACCGCCTTACCTCTGCCGGCGGCGGCACTGAGGGCGGAAGCCTCATAAGAGGAATACACGCCCGGTCTTTCATGTTTGGTGATCAAATTCAAAGTTTTCTCCCCCTCACTTCAATGTCCGCAAAGGCGCCGCCGCTGTCCACGCGGGCCACCAGCCAGCCCTTGCACAGGCAGCTGACGGGCAGGCGGTACAGGCCGTCCTTTTCCAGAAACTCCACCCGGCCGCCGTTCACTTCCAGCACCGTGAGACCGCCCAGACCGCGGCAGGCCACCGCCTCAGCCAGCACCGCCATGGTCTGCTGACAGGCCGCTTCGCCCCCCTCTCTGGGGGCGTAGATATCCAGGCTCACCGTCAGCTCCACGCCCCTGCCGTACAGTTCCGACTCCTCGCCGGTTTCGGGATCGCGGCGCAGACCCAGATAGTCCCGGAAGCCGCCGGGGGCGCACACCACCCGGCTGACGGACACCGCCGCCACCGGGCCGTCCCACCGCCTGCGGGGGGCGGCGTCCATGGCGGTGACGGCATGAATGCCGTACTCGCCCAGCAGCTTCACCGCATCCTGCCGCAGCAGATTCAGCGCGCCGGTCATGCCTGCTCCTCCATGGGACGCAGGGCAATCCACAGATGGGTC